ATATACAAAACAATTATAAATTAAATTGGGGTGATGAAGAAGAAGGAGTATAAGATATTTGAGACAATGCATAACAAACAAAGATTTTATCTTGTGTTTGATAAAAAGAATGAAGTGGTAGGTAAATTTCAAAATAAAGATATGGCTACAAAATGGATGGAACAAGAAGTAGAACAAAATAAACAAGCACAAAATGCCTGATATCAAAATATTATTAGAAGGAATCTTACATGGTGATGATGAACATAGAGAATGGTTAGAGGAAGCTGTGTATGCTTGGGATGAAGGTAAAAATATTCCAGAACCAAGAGGTAGTGGTACTAAAGATAGGTTATACAAGGAAATAGAGGTGCTTAAACAGCAACTTAGAGAATGCAGATAACTTTATTCAAACCACACAAAGGGCAAAAGGAAGTCATTAATGGCTTTGCTGATAGCAAACATAAGTTCGGTGTTGTAGCTACAGGACGTCAGTATGGTAAATCATTATTAGCTCAAAACCTAATGTTGTATTGGTTATTGGGGAATAAAAATAGTAAAGGTGCTTGGGTATCCCCTATTTACAATCAATCTAAAAAGGTATTTCAAGAGTTAAGTAGTGCGGCTAATGATATTATAGTATCATCTAACAAAGCAGATTTAACAATGGTTTTTCTAAATGGTTCTACACTACAATTCCTATCAGCTGAACGTTATGATTCTATTCGTGGTTTCTCATTCTCACATATGGTTGTAGATGAGGCAGCGTTTATAAAGGAAATAGCAATGCAGGAAGCAATATTACCTACACTATCAGCGTTAGGTAAAAAATGTTTAATAATATCTACTCCCAAATCAAAAAATTGGTTTTATAGCGCGTACCTAAAAGGTGTCAACGCAGATAGCGACTATATCTCGTTCCGCGGTATTTCCACAGATAACCCACATATTTCCCAAGAATTTATCACCGAACAAAGTAAATCACTTCCACAAGAAATATATAAACAAGAATATTTAGCTGAATTCAGTGAATCAGGTAATGATGTATTCAGTGGTGTTGATGCAATATGTATTTTAAATGGATGGACACAATACCAATCTAACAAACGATATTATGCGGGGATTGATCTCGGCCTGCAACATGATTACTCTGTACTCACCATTATGGATGAATCAGGAAGAGTTTGTAGAGTTGAGCGTATCAATGGCTCCTCTTATGCAGAGATTGCAAACCAATTCATCAACATATTACGACCCTATCGCATCACAGGTGGTTACACAGAGACTAATGGAGTTGGGTTACCCGTATTTGAGATGCTCAGTAAGGAAGCACGCAAACTAAAAGGTTGGAATACAACCAATTCTAACAAGGCAGCAGGTATTAGAAATCTAATCTATGATATCCAGGAAGGTAGTTTAGAATTACCTAATAAAGAATTCTTTCCTCATCTCTATAATGAATTAAATGCTTATAGTTACAAGACAGGACCAACAGGAACACTAACATTCAATGCACCAAGTGGTTATTACGATGATTGTGTTATGTCACTTATGTTGTGTAATGAATCAAGAAGACTTGGAGGTCCAAGTAGTAGATTGTATATTGGTGGTAGTGTTAATGCATCTAATCAAATGAGATAATGTATACTTGTAGAAAATGTAAGGATAAATTTAGTAATTTGGCTCCTTCAATGGTAAAAAATCAAGACTATATTTGTTCACCTTGTCATAAAAAACATAATACCTGGAGATATAAATTAAAAGGTGTATATGGAATATTCTCAGGTGAAACATGTTTATATGTAGGTGAAAGTAAACAGGTAAATAGGAGAATAAGTGACCACAAATATGGTATTAAAAATCCTACAGGTAAAAAACAATCATCATTATGGATTAATTTATCTAGACATAAAAATATAGAATTCAAGATATTAGAGGCGACCGTCAATCATAAGGAACAAGAACAAGTTTGGATTGAATATATGACACCATTATACAATTAAAATATGTATTAACGGAGGAAGGTTGATCCATATTTTGTCATTGTTTATTTCTCTTGTTCTTCCTCTATTAGCCCTGGCGTTCTGCCGGGGCTTTTTTTATATTGGTCGTATCGTGGAAATTTTTGAACCCATACATATTTATTAACATGGAAATACAATTAGAGATACCGGACTATTTGTCCTTAAAACATTGGAAAACGTTTGTTGCTAATGAGCATTTAGAGCAAACAGATAAAATGATTAAACTGATTTCATTACTATCTAATAAGGAGGTAGATGAAGTAAAATCATATACACCAATAGCATTAAAGCAAGTATATGAGGCAGTATTAAAATCATTAAACGAACTTGAACCATCATTCTACCCAATATTTGAGTTAGATGGTGTTTTATACGGGTTTAAATCGATGACCTCTTTAACGTTGGGTGAGTATGTGGACTTAGAGAGGCTGTCAAGTAAACCACATGATAACATTGAAGAAATAATGGCTATACTATATCGTCCTATTACAAAACATAGGTTTAAAGGTATTAAATGGGCATTTAAAAATAAACATAAGATTGCTTTAGGTGAAGCAGAAAACTTATTCAAATACTATGAGGTGGAAGAATATGACAGCAGTAAGCGAGGTGAGAACGCTGAAAAACTATCTGTCATTCCAGCATCATTAGCATTAGGTGCGATGAGTTTTTTTTTAGTAGTAGGAACCTCATTCTCAATAGGTTCGAATCTCTCTTCCCTAGACAACAAGCAAGCGATGAAAGTGATGGAGAAGATGAACAAACAGATGGCTTCAATGAACATTGGGGTTGGTTTGCTACAATTCATTACCTCGCTTCAACATCCATCCTTTCAATCACAGGCGATAAATCAATACCAGAGTTAAACTTTACATTTGTATTAAATTATTTAGCATATGAGCAAGACAAAAATAACAGAGACGAGCAGCGAAGAAAACAACAAGAGCGTACCTACAAAATCCGTTAAGAAAAAAGTAGACCCTATTGTTGATAAAATAAAACAACTAGATAAACGAGGATTTGATCATAATAGAATAGCAGCAATGTTGATGATACAAAAATCATTAGTTAATGAAACATTAAAATGAATACAGTAGTTCACACATACAAAGATATAGTAGGATACTTCGAAGAAGCATGTGATAAGCATTTAGGTATTGCTTCGTTTGCTGAAGGTGCTATTGATTACTTAGATGCTAATTCCCAGAATATTAAATATCCATTTGTATTCCTTAGACCATTAGTTTCACCAGGTATTACAGCAAATACAAGATCATTAACATTCGAATTATATTCACTTGATGTACCTAAACTAAGTGATGAGTCACCATTAGATGTAAAATCAAGAATGGAATTAATTCAATATGATGTTATGTCTTATTTAAACTATGGTCCTGTAAACGATACAAATTGGATGACAGGTACAATGGCAAATCTAACTCCAGTAAACGAGGCATTTAATGATAGAGTTTATGGTTGGGTAAGCCAGGTTACAATAGCAGAAGCAGGTATATTTAACTATTGTTTCTACCCTGAATTATAATGGCTGAAGAAATCACATATCCTAATTTAGCGCTTGAAATGAGCGACATCGGTACTCTGGTAGTAGAGGAGATGGTTGATAGGCTATTTGACAATAATTCAGTTGTTACAGGTAATTTAGCACGTTCAATAAAACCAGGTCCTACACAAATACAGGAAGATATTATTACACAACCTATTACTTTACCATTGTATGGTATTTACGTAGATGAAGGTAGTGAACGTAAAAAAGGTGGTATGCCACCTGTTAGAGCAATCATTGATTGGATTAAACAAAAACGAATAAATGTTCCTGCAGCTATGACGCCACAACAATTTGCATGGGCCGTAGCTAAAAACATAGAAAAGAAAGGACAACGATTTAAAAAACCAAAACCATTTATAGAGGTATCATTAAATGCTGTAGTAGAAAGAAACCTAGCTAACATTGGAGAGGCAACAGCATTAGATATTGATGGATACATTGAAGATAATTACGCAGAAATAGGATAAAATGGCAATTACAGTTCAACAAAATAGCACATCACCAGGTATAGGCAATGGACATCTAGTTCAGTCTGTTACCTCAAATTCAGGTTCAAGACCACAATTTAGGTTTGTAACTGATATTAATGATAATAATGGTGATTTATTACAAAGGGTAAAACAACAAGCAAATCCTAATGGCACTGGTATTTTTGATTTAGGAAATATTATTCCAACATACCTAGGACCAACTGATGAGGTATGGAAAATTGCTAATGTAGCTAACAATACAGCTTGTGGTAAGGATTTTAAAATTAGATTTGGTGAGGAATATGCTTACTCATCTACTGGTTCAACAGTAATTTACACTGGTGATGATCCAGATGCTGCAGGTAATCCTAATGTTAGTGGTAGTGATTATATTTTCTTACTAGATGGCCATATTAATGCAAATGATATGACTGCATTTAATTGGCCTAGTAGCTCTAAGTATGATGAAGAGGCTACTGATGGTACAACTACATTTACACATCAAAATGGTTTAACAGCATTTAATACAAGTTCTATTAGAGTAGGTGATTACCATACTATCAGTATTTTAAATGGTAACCTAAATGGTATTACAGGTTCAGCAGTTGATTCAAGTTTAGCACAAGACATTTATGCTGTAGTTTACAGACAATATGATGCTACAGGTTCTCTATTAGATACAGATATACTATATAATACAGCAGCAGGTCCAAGAACAACAAGTACTGAATTATGGAGTGATGTTTATTTAGATCAAGATGAGACAACAAGGTTAATTCATTTCCCTGCTGGTCCACAGAATATAGAGGATGCTGGAGTACCTATTTTATCAGATGATACAGGATACTATACAATGACATTCTATAATCAAACAGAAGAACCAGATGTTAATTACAATGGTATTTATGGAGAATATAGATTTGAAATAGATAATGCTGCTTGTGGATATGAAGGTGTTAGATTTGCTTGGAAAAATGAGTATGGTGTATGGGATTATTTTAATATGTCATTAGCTGAATCAACTACAAGTAATGTAGAGAGAGAACAATTTGAACAATCATTTGTAAATTACAATGCTACAAATACTGCTACCTATGATAAGGCAAGAAGAGGATTTAATCAATTCCAAAATAGAGTAGGTAAAACAAGAACAGCACAATCAGATTACCTAAATCAAACAGATGCTGATAATATTAGAGAATTATTTTTCTCAACAAATGTGTATGTTCAAGATGGTAGTGATTTCTATCCTGTAGTAATTGAGAATGCTTCAGTAACAGAAAAAACAAACCCACGTTCACAAAAACTATTTACATATCAAGTTACTTACAGATATGCTAATGATCAAAGAGCTAGAAGATAATGAGTAGTATAGTACTTAGAGTAAGAGACAATTATGGTGTAGAGGCTACTTTAGATATCCTACAAGAAGCAGAACTACTAATTGACATTTCAGCTATTGAATCAGGTGAGATTGGAGAGCTATTTGGTTTATCATCTCAGGAATTTATGTTACCTGGTACTGATAATAACAATAAGTTCTTTGCTAACATGTATGATATAGGAGCTACACCTTCAATTGCTCTAAACCATACAATTTATGCTTCAGTACTTTTAGATGGTCAAGAAGTATTTGCTGGTAGAATGTATGTTAATGATATCCTTACAGATAACAGAGGATATACAATGTATAAAGCAGTTGTAGTAAATGAATTTGTTGATTTTAAGCAAAGAATTGAAGGTCTAACTTTAGGTGATTTAGATTTATCTTCTCTAAATCATGATTTTAACTATGGTAATGTAACAAGTAGTTGGGATGAAACATTAGTTAGTGGTAATGTAGTTTACCCATTAGTAGATTATGGTTCTTCCTTAAATACAACTATTGCTGTTGGTAATGGTAAAGATTTCAACACTGGGAATATATTAAGTGGTTCCTACAATCAATACCACACACCATTAGAGATAATGGATTTCAAACCAGGTGTAAAGGTAAAAGCTATTATTGATGCCATTTTTGATAAAGTAAACTATCAATATTCTTCATCATTTATTGAAGGAGATTATTTTGATAAAATCTTTATGTTAGCTACTAATAGTGATCAAAGAGGTGTTCCTGGAGCTAATCCAACTGATTTATCAGTGAGAGCTAACTTTAGTGGTTCTTCAGAACAAACCATTAATGATACAGATGAAGATATTGTAATTTATCCTAATGAAGTATATGATAATGGTAATGCCTATGATCCAGTAACTGGGACTTATACTGCAGCAGCAGATGGTGATTATTATTTTGGTGCTCAAGTAAATGTAGGATGGACCTCAGCACCATCAACAGGTGAATTTAGACAATGTATTTTAAGATTAAAGAAAAATGGTGTTGAAATTAAAAAAACACCTGTTATAACTAATACAGCTAATGATAGTGCTTTTATATTTGATTTAACAAATAATGTTCAGGATGGAGATGTCTTCACAATTACAGCTGAAAATAAAACTACAATAGGACCATTTGGAGGTGCTGGAACAGGTGCTACTATGAAAGTACTTACTAATAATTCTTATTTTACAGCTCAAAAAACAGGAACATTAGCTACAGGTAGTGTAGATATGTCTACAATGTTCTCACCTGAAATTGGAGTTGAAGATTTTTTAACAGCTATTTTCCAAAGATTTAACTTTGTAATTGAACCTAAATATGATGAAAGAAATGTTTTAGCTATTGAACCATTTAACAGTTGGAGAGGAAGTGGTGAAGTAAAAGATTGGAGTCCTTTAGTAGACCATTCAGTAAGAAAATCTATTAAAGGTACAATGGTTAATGAAGCTAGATTCCTATCATTTAAGGATAGTGAAGATAGTGATTACCTAAACGCATTTACCCAGGATAATTATAAAAAAGTATTTGGTGAAAAATTATTTGAAGCAACAAGTGATTTAACTCAAGGTACTAGAGAAATATCTAATCAATTCTTTTCTCCTACTCCTGTAATTAACATTGATGGTGATAATGGTAAATTTGCTATACCTGCTCTTTATGAAGTAGATGATAATCTAAATAAAAAACCTATTGCCTTCAAACCTAGATTACTTCATTACATTGGTAAAAAGTCAGTACGACATATGGCTTGGGATCAAGATGGTGATGGTGCAGGTTTAGGATTTTGGTTAATAGATCCATCTGATAACTCTACTAATAGAATTACTCAGGTTGGTTTATTTCATTATTTAGATTTAACTGAATCACCTGGTCAATTATTACCAACAGATGAAAATCCAGCATTAGTAAGAGATTTAAACTGGAATAATAGTGATCAATATCATTTCATAGCACCATCATTAGGACCAAATGCTTATTTTGTTCAAAGAGATGCCATATATGAATACTGGGCTGATTATGTAAATCATTTATATGATGAGGAAACAAAAACATTAACATTAAATATTAAGTTTGAACCTACTGATCTAGCAGATATTCAATTAAATGATAAAATTTTTATTGATGGTCACTACTACAGAATTAATAACATTAGTAGTTTTAACCTAACTAAACCAACTAGTACTCAGGTAGAATTAATTACAGCACCTATTAGATTTACTAAATATCCTAGAAGAAGAATTTATGATATTGAAGGACCAGATCCAGGTACTACAGGCTCAAATGGTAATAGTACAGGTGGAACATTTACTGATATTACTTTAGATCCAAATAGTGTAGATGATAGTGGTACAGGTACTTATGTTTATTGGGATGATTTTACAGCAGTAACAGGTAGTGGTGGTCAATTATTTGTTAGTACAGCAGCTGGATTAGATGGGTTTAATTACTTTAGTAATAATTCAGGTTCAGTAAATGTACAAACAACAACATTACAAAACTATACAGGTTTAAGAAGAAATATAAACCTAGGAAATAATGATATTGACTGGAGTGCTCAAAATAATGTCTTAGTAGGTAATAATAATACTATCAATAGTAATGTTCAACATTCTACAATTGTAGGTAGTGGTAATGTTATTGAAGGATTAGTTAATAGTGTTCAAATATATGGTGTAAATAATGCTATTAGTGAGAGTGTTAGTGATGCCTTTGTAGTTACAAGTAATAAAACAATATCAGGTATTAGTCAATCAGTTATCTTACAACCTAGCTTAGATGTTGAAAATTATGAAAGTGGTAGAGTAGTAATTGGTAACTTAAGAAGACAAGGACAACAATATGAAAACTATAAAATATTAGAAGGTGGTCCTGGTGAAGTTTATAACTTAACAGGATCTGATGGTGGTTATTTTCATTACCATTTATCTTATACCTCTAGTGTTAATGGTACTACAATTGTATACTTACCTTCAGCATCATTAGATGAAAACAAAGATGTACAGTATAGATTTACCACTGATGATAGTTTAACAGCTTCTAAATTAATAGCAATTGTTCCAGTTAATGGTGAAAGTATTGATGGTAACCCAGAAGAAACTCTTTCAACACCATATGATGGTATGACAGCACAAAATATAGAAGGTGAGTGGATAGTAATTCAAAGAAAAAAATAACAAGATGGCAACAGTAACGGTAAACGTACAAGCAAATACTGGGGAAGCTACCCAGGATATAAATAAGTTAGATGCTTCCTTAAATCAAGCAGAACAATCAGCTGATGGTTTATCCAATTCCCTTGAACAACAGGAAGCTAGGATCAAAACATTAGGTGGTGCTATCAACTTAGTAGGAGGTTCTGTAGAGGTACTTGCTGGTAGTTTAGCAGTAACAGGAGCATTAACTGAAGAACAAGCAGAACAATTCCAAACAGCAGCTATTGGTGCTATTGCATTTGCAGATGGTGCTAAACGAATCCAAGAAGGATATGTTGAATTAAATGAGGGTTTAAAAAATTATGGTGGTGTTGCTGGTGTAGCTACCAAGGCACAAAAAGCACTTAATGCAGCATTTAGAGCAAATCCTATTGGGCTTGTAGTTACAGCATTAGCTTTATTAACAGCAGGTGTTTATGCCTACATTAAGGCAACGGATACAGAGGCTAAAGAACGTAGAGAACGTCTTAAAAAAATAGAGGAAGAAGCAAAAGCAATTGAAGACCTTAGAATTGCCCAAGCTTCAGGTGCCGCAGGTGAAAAAGTAGCAATTGAATCTTTAGTTGAAGTATTAGATAGTGAAAATACATCATTAGAGGCTAAAAGAGGAGCTTATGAAGAGCTAAAAAAAGTAATACCTGATTTAGCAGATTTAACTTATGAGCAAGCAGTTGAAGAAGATGCATTAGCAGATGCTATTCAAAGACAAATTACTTTAATTGAGTTAAGAGCTAAAGCAAGAGCACTTGAAGATTATCTTGTTGAACAAGAAAAAGCACGATTAGAAGCTGAAGAACTTGCTAGAATAGAGAAAGAAAGATTTGATGAACTTCAAAGAGGAATTGATTTACAGCAAGAGTACGACATGGCTAGGAAAGGTGGTTTTGCGGGCACCATAGAAGAATTCCAACAAACTATGGAAGCACAACGTGCTTTCGGTAATGAATTAGCTGGTGTTACTGAAGAGGTAGAAGAACAAAACCCAGTACTATCTGAATTAGCTGCATTACAAGCACGAATTGCTGAGTTAACCCAAACCCAAACTACAAATGTTAGAAAACGTACTGAAGCTACAGAGGATGCAAATGAGGCAGATGCAGAAGCTTTAAGACTACAACAAGCACTAGCCGCACAAGCCGAATCAGATGCTAATATGGCAATTACAATGGGTGAGAGGTTAGATGCTATATTTAAGGAATCATTATCAGCTCAACAACAGGAATTAAATGCTGTAGAAGATAAGTACTTTGACTTATTAGAGTTTTATAAGGATGATGCTGAGGTATATGCTTTACTTGCTGAACAAAAACGAAAGGAAGAACAAGCTATTAACAAAAAGTATGATGACTTATATGAACAAAGTTTAGATAAAAGAAGTAAAGCAGAAAAATTCTTTGCTAGTGAACAAGCTGAAGCAATTGGGGCATCATTAAGTGTAGCTACTGATTTAGTTAGAACATTCTCAGAAAATATTGATGAATCAAGTAAGGAAGGGTTTGAAAAATCTAAAAAATATAAAATTGCAGAAACAAGAATTGCCTCACTTCAAGCAGCATTCTCAGCCTATGGTTCATTAGTAGGTGTTCCATTTGTAGGACCTATTTTAGGTGTTGCTGCAGCAGCAGCTGCACTAGCAGCAGGACAAAAAGCAATCAATGATATCCAATCATCTACATTTGGTGGTGGTGGTGGATTAAGTAATCCAGCAGCAGGTGCTGGTGGAACACCTTCATCAGCTTCTACAGGAGGAGCAAGTGGTGGAGGTGGTGGAGTTCCTCAAATACCAGGGTTTGGTACAAGTGGAGTTACTACATTAAATGCTGTTGTATTAGCAGGTGATGTTACATCAGCACAAGCACAAGACGCAGCAATTAGAAACAGAAGAAGATTTGGTAGAGGAGGATAAAACATATTTATTGATATGAAGATAGTAAAATTAGACATTGACGAGAATTCTATATTAGCAGGTATTGATGCTGTAGCATTAGTAGAGCAACCAGCAATCGAGGAAGATTTTATGTATTTTAGCAAACAAGAATTTGCAGATACATTTAATGATTATCCTCAAGCAGCAGTAGAGGCAGCTAAACAAGGTATTAAACGTAATAAGGAAAACAAT